TGCGAGTGTTCGCTGACTTGTTCAAGGCTCTCCACGAAGTCCACCGTGTTGCCGCTGAAACTGGCGACGAAGCAACCAAGGCTGAAGTTGAGAACTACATGCAGGAATGTGCTGCTGTTCTGAACCGTGAAGTTCAAGTTGACCTGAATCTTGCAGAGGCTATTGCCAATTACCTGCACGATCTAGTTGAGGCGAATGTTTCCGGTGCTGAAAGCACATGGGATGTTTCCAACAGTGATGTACACCACACTGTTAATGGCGATCACCCAAGAATGTCTTGGAACGCCAAGCAGCATGATGCGGTTCCATCCAAGTACACCGGCGACTACGGCGACGAAGCTCCGGTATCTGACGGCAAGAGCTACAAGAATGGACTAGCAGATGAAATGCGAAATCGTTCATGGAGCAACATTGGCGGTGCAGACACTTGGCCAGACATGAAGAACCCATATGTACCGAAGCCTTTCGGTGATTACAAGATGAAAGAGAAGTCGGCAGTTGATGACGGCGAAAGCGATTGGAGCCGTTGGCAGTCTGGCGATACATGGCCGAACTTGAAGAACCCGTATGTGCCTGACTCCCCTTGGGACAAGAGCAAGTACAAGATGAAGTCAGACAACCTAGTTGTCGATAAAGGCGAAACCAAGGTCTAACACACACAAAAAGGAGTGCGTCAATGGATGAAAGATTAAGTCTATTCGTTGACTGCTGTGACAATGGCGGGTTTGTCTTGAGTTTGAACGAGTCAGCTACCGACAAGGGGCTGACTAAGTTCAAAGGCAAGTTCCAAGAGGCCGAGGCAGTTAACAAAAACAAAAGAATTTACCCCTTTGGTGTTCTCGATGAGAACGTCAAGAAATTGGTTCCCATCGTAGAAGCCCGTGGGCTGGTGGGAGAGTTAGATCACCCTACAGATTCGATTATTCACTTTGAGAAATGTTCTCACGTCATCACTAAATTGTGGTGGGAGGGAAACAATCTCATGGGTGAAGGAGAAATTCTGAATACACCGCACGGCAGAATACTGAGAAGTCTTTTGTCTGACGGGGTGAGAGTTGGAATCAGCAGCCGAGGCGTTGGCAACGGTCGCAGTGATGAGAATGGAATTTTAGTTATTGGCGAAAGCTACAAACTAATTACTTTCGATGCTGTTGCTGATCCTAGCACCCACAACGCCTTTCAGGAGAAAGTCGTTGGCAAGAAAGAAAGTTACACACCAGCACCAAGTTCTGAAATTCACAAAAATGTGGAGAAAAATGAAAGTAGCCGCATACATAAAATAAATAAAGAAGCACTTATTGCTTGCTTGGGTGGTATCATTGAACAACAAACTAGCAATATCAAAGCGAAACTTGGATGAGCGAAATTTGTTTTGAATGTGGTGAAGAAGCCAAACATAATCATCATGTGATTCCTAAAGTGTTAGGCGGAACAAAAACCACTCCTTTGTGTGAGAATTGTCACTCGAAGGTTCATGGTGCAAACCTCACTTTGGAAAACTTGCGAAAAATCGGAATCAAGAATGCAATTGAACGATTCAAACAAGAAGGAAAAAAATGGGGTGGCGGCGGTTGGAACAAATTAGATTGTTCAACTTATGGAGAGATCAAAAACTTACGAACAGAAGGTATGACTTTGAAAGCCATAGCTAGTAAATTTGAGGTAACTCCGCAAACCATACACAATGTATTAAAAAGAATTACAACAAACGAGAGTGAGGTTTGAACATGGATAAGATTACAGAAGCACTAAAGAAGCTCTTGCCTGAATCTGAGACTAACGAAGTCGCAGCCGCCGTCAAGGACATGCTAGAGCAGGCTAAGGTAAATCTCGAAACTGAGTACAATCAGAAACTTGAAGAAGCCTATGCCGAGCTTACTAGCGAGTTGGCGAATGCTGAGAAGACAGCAGAGAAAGGCTACGAAGAAGCATATGCCATTATTGGCGATCTTCGTAACCGTCTTGAGCTTCAGGGTGAAGAGTACAAGGCAGCACTTGAGGAAGGGTATGAAGAAGCATACCAGATGCTCAAGGGCGAGCGAGACAAGAATCAACAGCTAGAAGTCGAGATGTACGAAGAGTACGACAAGAAACTAGCCGAGATGAAGGAATACATTGTCGATAAGGTTGACCAGTTCTTGCAATTCAAGGGCCAGGAAATCTACGAACAAGCCAAGCGGGACGTATTGAACGATCCTCGTATGGCCGAACACAAGGTTACTCTGGACAAGATCATTGATCTGACCAGCAACTACTTGTCGGACGATGATTTCGCATCAGTATCTTCCAGCAAGCTGGAAGAAGTCAACAAGAGTGTAGAAGAGATGAAGGGCCAGCTTCGCATTATGGAAGCACGCAACATCCGTCTCTCCACAGACAACACCAAGTTGAACGAAGCAGTTCGTCAATCTCAGGAACTTATCACAGAGAGCCGTAAGGCCATCAAATCTGTGAAGAAGACCGAGGCTGTCAACGAGCAGAAAGAAAGAACAACGAATGCAACGAATGTAACGGGGAGAGGTAAGACATCCGATGATGGTGTAGTGATTTCGGAATACGCTGCACCCACAAACAATGACGTGGATCAACTGTTGATCCTGTCGGGTTTGAAACAAGCTCAATAAGGCTTTTAACTCCAAGCAACACATAACCAGAGGATAACTCTAATATGAACGCAAATTCTCGATTTTTGAACGAGGCTAAGGAGCTAGAATCTCGTTGGGGCAAGACCGGACTCCTCGAAGGTATTCAGGACCGTTACGTTCGCTCTGCCACAGCAGTTCTACTCGAAAACCAGAGACTGATGAATGAAGTCTCAACCGACACTGGCGACATCGCTCAGTTCAAGCGAATCTCGATTCCGCTTGTCCGTCGTATTTACCCACAGTTGATCGCCAACAAGATTGTTAGCGTTCAGCCATTGCTAGGCCCAACAGGTCTGGTGTATTACCTACGCTTCCGTTACAGCAGCAACAAGGGTGCAACCCGTGGTGCTTCTAACAACGGTGGTTTCCCAGGTGATGACGCCAACTCGTTGATGCAGACCGCTGACGGTACTGCTAACCTGGACATCTTCTACACCCACCAGTTCATTCAGAACGAGACGACCTCGACTGACGCTGGTACTGACGCTTCTGCTGTGTTTACTCCTTTGGAACACACACCAGTTTTGGCCGGTACTGTAACTGGTACGATCTATGATGGCAGCACCGCTGTCCAGACATTCATCGTGTCGTCTGGTGGTAGCTTCACCTTCACTGACGTTGGCGCTCCTAGCGTTAAAGTTACAGCAGGCAGCTTGAACAACAACACTGGCGAACTCGCCATGACTTGGAACTCGGCTCCTGGCGCTAACCACGCTGTCATCAGCTACGAGTACAACATGGAGTGCCAGCAAGACCTCCCAGAAATCAACCTCGTGATCGAGTCGGAAGAAATTGCCGCCAAGACCCGTAAGTTGAAGGCTGTTTGGTCATACGAAGCTCAACAAGACCTTCGCAGCCAACACAACTTGGATGCTGAAGCCGAATTGACCGCTGTATTGGCTCAAGAAATCAACCTCGAAATCGACCGTGAAGTTCTTACCGACCTTCGCAACAATGCCGGTACAGTAACCGCTTGGGACTTCAACACTGCTCTTGGTGAAACCATCAAGGAAAAGTATGAGTCGTTGTATGTCAAGGTTGTTGAAGTTTCTAACGTCATCCACCGTAAGACGCTTCGTGGTGGTGCAAACTGGCTCGTAACCAGCCCTGAAGTTGCCTCGATCTTCGAGACAGCAACCGCAGGCTTTGCTCCAGCCCCAAGCGAAACATTTACTAGCAGCCTGGGCATCCAGTATGTTGGTACTGTTAACAATAGGTGGCGTCTGTACAAAGACCCTCTCTTCCCATCCAACCAGATTTTGATGGGGTACAAGGGCGACAGCTACATGGACAGTGGTTACTTCTACTGCCCATACGTTCCGCTGACTCAGACACCAGTAGTATTGGACCCAGAATCCTTCTGCCCACGCAAGGGTATTCTGACACGCTACGGCAAGAAGTTGCTGCGTGAAGGAAGTAAATTCTATGCGAGAATGAGCATCGCAAATTTCGTCATCTAACTTTGTGTTGGATGAAAGAAAAGAAAACAAACCCACTGGTGAAAGCCAGTGGGTTTTTTGTTGCGCTGACATAAAATTGAACATTGACAGTGTTAAAAGGAATGGCTGAATAGATGCGCAACCCTTGGAAGAAACTAATTGCCAATGTGAAAATATCTGGCAGGGTGTGGCACATACACAAGAACAAGCCAAAAAGAGAAGTGAACATCACTTGGCAAGACTTGCAGAAGAAATTCGAGGAGCAAGGCTGTAAATGTCATTGGTTTGGTATTGATGTTGATCCCCAAGACATCTTTGAAACCCACAACCCTTTGGCACCTAGCGTGGATCGACTGGACAACGATAAAGAATACGAGATCGACAATATCGTGATCTGTTGTCGTTTAGCCAATCTTGGCAAAGGCAATGCCCCTAGCAGCAAATTCCTTCAGACGGCGAAAGACTTAAAAAGGCGAATTCTAAGAGCAGCTTACGCTGAGTACAAAGATGCCAAACGAATTACGACCTGAGTTCTGCCACTAAAAACGTCAATTAAAGTAAGGCTTTCCTTGGTCGTCATTCATGGCCAGGAAGAGTGATGAGCCATTATTTTGAAATTCTTTTACATGATCTTCAAATGATTGATTTGCCATATTTGGATTTCTAAATCCATTATTGAAGAAGACCTTCATCGAAGGAATTGATGATACTTGCGCTCCCAAATCTTTGAATTTTAATTTAGCTTGTTTGACTAGCCAATCTCCAATTCCTTGATTCCTTTTGGCTTCATCAACGTAAAAGTCGATTACAGATTGGCTTCTGGGCGACCATTTAGTAACAGGTTGAATGTCGATGTATCCACCATTGACTCTGAGCGAAGTTCCATTGCTTCCAACTAAAGAAGATGGACCCCAGGCTGCTTCTGGAAAGCTATTCTCCAACCATTGTTTGAATTCAATTATCATTTGTCTTCTTTTAGCTTCACTTCTTTGACGTTCTTGTTCTTATTGAGCCATTCCAAGAGCGACTTGCGACTCTTACGAGTAGACACTTTGACTTCATAAGCTGAAGTATTATCGTGTTGTTTGACTGCGAGAACTGTGCCGCCGCTATCAGCAACCATTTCTGGAATTGCCTGGGCAGGATTGGCATCTTGGTTAAGATTCACGAGTACGGTAAGCTGCTGTGTTGACATTAAGTCATAAGTAATCAAACCGCTTGTGCCAACAATCATACAGATGGCAAGAGTAAAAACAATCCTTTGGGTCCATAACCATTTTTTAGGCATTTTCTGTGGCTCCTCTATTCTTCCCATATCAACAAGGCACGAATCAATTCCTGTGCTTCCTTTTTCTTTAAGAGATTTCAAGTAAGCAGGCAGGTTTTCAAGAGACATTGGATTTTGTTCATTTTCGTGTTGTGCCATATCATCTCCTTTGTGGCTAATGTATTTAGCCAGAAAGCCATCAAAACAAATTGTGGCGAGACAATAGATACATAGAAGTAACTTTTGCCAACAAAACAACATTACATAAACCATGCTCACAACCATAACTCCTGAATTCGTCCACTACATCCCAGAAGACACGAAAGAAGGCATACTCTACATTTCTTTAGAGTACAGTTCAGCCATTCATAAGTGTTGCTGTGGCTGCGGCCATGAAGTCTCGACTCCTATTGATCCGAACCCGCCACACAACGGCTGGACGCTTACAAACGACTCTGGGAGGGTTTCTTTGAGTCCATCTATTGGCAACTTCCAATTGCCGTGCAAGACGC